GGAAGGTCTGCATAACCCTCGCCACAGAGCGAGTTGATGCGTGAATATTCACATGATGAAACCAGCGCTGAATTTGCCGCCGATTTCTCGTTATTTTGGCGTGTTGGCGCCCGTTTTCGGGCCCTTGCCCATGCTGCAGGCGCACTCATGCCTGCAGCCCTTGCAAAATCCGTTTGCGCACCATCCACAGGTTCGACAGCGCAAACATCACCAGCAGTTGGCTGGTGTTCTTGGCCAGACCCCGGTAACGTACCTTGCTATGACCGAACTGGCACTTGATCACGCGAAACGGATGCTCGACCTTGGCTCTGATGCTGGCCTTGAGTTTCTCCAGCTGTTCGCGCAGCGCATTGACCGGGCGTCTCTTGTCCATCGCTTTGCGCTGGCCCGGCATCATGGCAATGTGCCAGTCCACGTCAGGGTGCTGCTCCTGAATTTCTTCACGCTTGTGAACGCCTCGATAGCCCGAGTCGGCAAAGACCATTTCTTCCTCGCCATGCAGCAGTGCATGCGCCTGCGTGATGTCATGGGCGTTGGCTGCTGTGGTCGTCACGGTGTGTACCAGGCCCGAATCGGCATCGACGCCGATATGGGCTTTCATGCCAAAGTGCCACTGATTGCCTTTCTTGGTCTGGTGCATCTCGGGGTCGCGCTCACCCTTGTCGTTCTTGGTCGAGCTGGGCGCAGCAATCAGCGTGGCATCCACCACGGTGCCGGTCTTGAGCATCAGGCCACGCTCAATGAGCTTGGCATTCACAGTGGCCAAAATTTGCTGGCCCAGCCCGTGTTCTTCGAGCAGGTGGCGAAAGCGCAGGATCGTGCTCTCGTCGGGCAGGCGACTGATGCCAGCATCCAGGCGAGCAAACTCTTGGTACAGCGGAATGTCGTGCAGCGCCTCCTCCATGGCCGGGTCAGAGTGGCCAAAGAACTGTTGCAGCAGGTGAATGCGCAGCATCACCTCGGTGGGAAACGGCGGCCTGCCTGTCTTGCCCGCAGGCGCATGCGGCGCGATCAAGGCCAGCAGTTCAGTCCATGGAATCACCAGATTCATCTCGTCCAGAAACTCACGCTTGCGCGTGCGCTTGGTGACCAGCTCGAATCCGCTGTGGGCAAGGCTCATTTGCTTCATGGCTCGACTGTCTCAGATCAGGCCGTCACTGGGCTGACTTTTGCAGACCATCCTTAGGCGTCTCTTGCGAGCGAGCCTTGCAGTACGAGTTTGCGAAGGCTCCAGTAGATCCGGGTCGTGAGCATCCTGGTCGATTGCTTCGCATCTTTGAGCGTGGCCATCTCTCAGAGGAAAGCATGATCCAGTGGATGCGGCAAGCAGGCTTTGATCTGCGCACGACCAAACCCAATGGTGAGCAATTCGGATTTGCGGCACTCGATGGCCGCCTGGCTGGCCACATTGACGGTGTGATTGTTGATGGTCCTGATGGCTTTAAGTATCCCGCCTTGTGGGAGAACAAATGTCTTGGCTCCAAGTCCTGGCGTGACCTCGAGAAAAACAAGCTGGCGATCTCAAAGCCGATCTATCACGCACAGGTGGTGCTGTACCAGGCCTATCTGGAGCTGCATGAGAACCCTGCGGTTTTCACGGCAGTCAATGCCGACAGCATGGAGATCTATACCGAGTTGGTGCCCTTTGATGCGGCATTGGCGCAGCGCATGTCTGACCGTGCGCTCAAGGTGATCTCTGCGACCGACGCGGGCGAATTGCTCGCTCGTGCTTATCAAGATCCCACTCATTTTGAATGCCGGATGTGCTCATGGCAGGACCGGTGCTGGAGACAAATCAATGACGGACGTTAATCAAATTCTCAGCGAAAAGCTGGTCGATGCACATGAGGCGGCCTACTGCTTGAAGATGCCTTTGTACCTTTTCACGCACCCCAAAGAACGTGAGCGTCTGGGTCTGCCGCATTACCGCGTCGGGAAGATGGTTCGCTTCAAGGTGAGTGAACTGATGGACTGGATGCAGGTGGGGGGAGAGAAGTCGGATGCTTGATTTCAATGACAACGACTCGCCTGCGCACAAAGACACGGACGCCACCAGGGAGCAGTTGCGTGCATCACTGATCGATCGACTCGAATCGGTGCTGACGGGATTGTTCCCCGCTGGCAAGAAGCGACGCGGCAAGTTCCTGATCGGGGATGTCTTGGGAAGTCCTGGTGACAGCCTTGAGGTAGTCCTTGAAGGCGAGAAGGCGGGTCTCTGGACAGATCGAGCCACTGGTGACGGCGGCGACATCTTCGATCTGATCGCGACCTACCTCGGCGCAGACGTTCAGTCCGACTTTCCACGGGTGCTGGGCTATGCCGCTGAAATGGTCGGCCAGGCTGCACCCACCCCAACCCGCAAGGCAAAGAAGGAAGCTCCGGTAGATGAGCTGGGACCAGCTACGGCCAAGTGGGACTACTTTGATCCCACTGGCCACCTGATCGCTGTCGTCTACCGCTATGACCCACCCGGGGGCAAGAAGGAGTTCCGTCCCTGGGATGCCAAGCGACGCAAGATGGCCCCGCCTGATCCTCGTCCGCTTTACAACCAGCCGGGGATGATTGCTGCCGAACGGGTGATCTTGGTTGAAGGTGAGAAATGTGCGCAGGCATTGATCGGTGCAGGGATCACGGCCACGACGGCGATGCACGGAGCCAACGCACCGGTGGACAAAACCGACTGGTCACCTTTGGCGGGCAAGGTCGTCCTGGTCTGGCCTGATCGGGATAAGCCGGGCTGGGAGTACGCGATGGCAGCGGCGCAGGCGGTATTGGACGCTGGCGCTCTCTCATGCGATGTGCTCTTGCCGCCAGATGATAAGGCCGATGGCTGGGATGCAGCCGATGCGTTGATCGAGGGCTTTGACGCTGACACGTTCATTGCGTCTGGGCCTCGCATGTGTGTGAAGTCCACCAAGGCTATGACAACGCAGGATGCGACGGTGTGGGCGACCGACGATGCGCTGACGCTGGCGTTCACTTCTCGATACGCGGATGAGTGGCGCTACTGCGCGGCCTGGGGCAAATGGCTGGTATGGACCGGTTGCCGCTGGCAGCCCGATGAGACCTTGATGTCACATCACCTCATTCGCGCCATCTGCCGCGAGGCTGCGCTCAAGGTGGACTCGCATCGCCTGGCCGCCAAGTTGCTGGCCAGCAGCACCGTGGGCGGTGTCGATCGCATGGCCAGGTCAGATCGCCGCCATGCCTCTACCACCGAGGAATGGGACGCGGACCTGTTCTTGCTCAACACCCCTGGCGGTGTGGTCAATCTCAAGGTGGGCGTGACGCGTCCTCACGACCGAGCTGACCGCATGACCAAGATTGCCACGGCCACTCCAAGGGGTGACTGCCCGCAGTGGAAGGCCTTCTTGAACGATGTGACCGGCGGCGACCTTCTCTTGCAGGAGTACTTGCAGCGCATGGCGGGTTACTGCCTGACCGGGGCAACCAGCGCCCACGCATTGTTCTTCTTGTACGGAACCGGTGCGAACGGCAAGTCGGTGTTCGTGAACACCTTGGCCAGCATCTTGGGCGACTACGCCACGAGCGCACCCATGGACACGTTCATGGATGCTCGAGGTGACCGCCACCCAACCGACCTGGCTGGTCTGCGCGGCGCACGTTTCGTGGCATCAGTGGAAACCGAGCAAGGCAGGCGTTGGAACGAGTCCAAGGTCAAGGCCATCACGGGTGGTGACAAGGTGTCGGCGCGCTTTATGCGTCAAGACTTCTTTGAGTACATCCCGCAGTTCAAGCTGCTCATTGCGGGCAACCACAAGCCCTCAATCCGAAACGTGGACGAGGCCATGAAGCGGCGTCTGCACTTGATCCCGTTCACGGTGACGATTCCTCCTGAGAGGCGAGACGGCAAGCTGACCGAGAAACTGTACGCGGAGCGTGACGGTATTTTGGCCTGGGCGGTCGAAGGGTGCCTGGCCTGGCAACGCGATGGCCTGCGTCCACCCGAGTGCGTGGTCTCTGCAACCGAAGAGTATTTCGAAGCGGAAGACGCTTTGGGTCAATGGATTGAAGAGCGCTGCATCTTGAGCAAGACCCATCGCGAAGGCGTCTCAGATCTGTTTACCGATTGGCGTGAATGGGCTGAGCGTGCTGGCGAGTACGTGGGCTCGATCAAACGGTTCTCCGAGTTGATGTCGACCCGCAAGTTCGAGAAGTGCCGACTGCATGGCGGTGCGCGCGCAATCGCGGGCATCAGTCTACGACCTAAGCCTCATATCGGTGGCGGCTACCCGTACCGAGACGATTGAACAAACCCATGGTGACGGATTTGACAGTCTTACTGATTAACCCCTCACGCGTGCGCGTACGCACACGATAGAGAGTTAACCGTGAAACGTGTCAAACCCGTCACCCAGCAAAAAACTGGAGACGAAATGAACATGACGATTCTTGCCCTGGACCTGGGCACAACAACTGGCTGGGCATTACTGCAGACAGACGGTCAGATCACAAGCGGCAGCCAATCCTTCAAGCCTCAACGCTTTGAGGGAGGTGGCATGCGATTCCTGAAATTCAAACGCTGGCTCACAGACGTCAAGCAATGCACCTCAGGCATTGACCTGGTCGTGTTTGAGGAAGTGCGTAGACATGCGGGGGTAGATGCTGCACATGCCTACGGTGGCTTCATGGGTCAACTGACCGCATGGTGTGAGCACCATCAAATCCCCTACGAAGGCGTGCCAGTCGGAACGATCAAGAAGCACGCAACCGGCAAGGGAAACGCTGGCAAGGAGAACATGATTGCGAGCGCACAAGCACGTGGCCACAATCCTGCAGACGACAACGAAGCGGATGCGATTGCACTGGTCTACCTGACCCACGATCGCCAGATGCCACAGGAGGTGTGAGATGAAAGTCCCAGCACAACCCTATCGCTGCGCTCTTGGAAAGGTGCAGCCTGTCGTGACTGACCTGGATGCCGTCAAGCGTTCAGGCTGGCGTGAGCAACACATCCTGGTCATCTCCGATCAAGATGAGCGACTTGACTTCCTCGAGCGTGAGTTCATCAAGCGCATTGGCGAGCGTCTCTATGGAGCAGGAGGCAAGCATGACTAAGACGATCACCATCTGGACTGTTGATGATGTGGCAGCACGTTTTAGTGATGCCGCTTACACGTCCTACCGACTTCCTCCCGTGCGTGTCCAGGGATATGCAAGCCCTTGGATGAGCCTTGCCATGCAAGTGCCCAATCGCTACCCGGACCCTGAGCGTGTCTATCGCCCCATGCCACCCGGCCCTGAGGCGGTCGAACGCATGCTCGAGACGATGCGTTGGGTTCAGTGGTTGGAGGAGGAGCAACGACACCTGGTCTGGATGCGGGCCAAGCGATACGAGTGGCATCAGATCGGTCGTCGCTTTGCCTGCGATCGAAACACGGCAGCCAGGCGTTGGAAGAAGGCCATGCAACTGGTCACCGACAAGCTCAACGATGCGATCAACTCATGCGCGTAAATTGGCGTGATTTGAATGAATCGGTTGGCAATGTGGGTGCATCTGAGGCAATGAGCGAATTTACCCAGTGCAGCATTTCTGCCCAATTGAGCGTACATTTTCAGCTATGGTGTGGAAAGGAGTGCAGGCCACTCCCTCCACACAAATTTCTGGGTCCTTCCTCGCCAAGTTCCTATGCGGGGGGCAAAGGTCCGAGATTTCGATAGCGACAGATTGAAAAACCGGGTTTGCAGTTCGCACCGGGTTTGCACCTCCCCCAATCCCCCCAAGGAATTTATGACTCCCGAGATCAGAATGATCGCGGTGGATGCGCTCATCCCTTATGCGCGCAACGCCCGCACACACAGCGATGGCCAGGTGGCTCAGATCGCAGCATCCATTGCCGAGTTTGGTTTCACCAACCCCATCCTGTCGGATGGTGCGCGCGGAGTGATTGCTGGGCATGGCCGATTGATGGCTGCCCGCAAGTTGGGGCTCACAGAAGTGCCCGTCATCGAACTGGCACACCTGACGCCCACCCAGAAGAAAGCCTACATCCTGGCCGACAACAGAATTGCCGAGAACGCAGGCTGGGACGAAGAACTCCTGAAGCTGGAGTTGGCTGAGTTGCAGGCTGCCGAGTACGACTTGGATCTGATGGGATTCAGTGATGAGGAAATCGACAAGCTTCTCAATGGCGATGAACAAAGCGATGGTCTGACCGACGAAGACGCAGTCCCGGAAACCCCAGTGGAACCTGTCTCAAAGCCGGGCGACCTGTGGATCCTTGGCAACCATCGCTTGCTTTGTGGTGACTCGACCGTCCTGAATGATGTCGAGCGTTTGATGGATGGCCAGCTGGCCGACATGGCGTTTACTGATCCACCCTACAACGTGGACTATGGCAACAACGCCAAGGACAAGATGCGCGGCAAAGACCGCCGCATCCTCAACGATGCGTTGGGCGACGGGTTTTACCAGTTCCTGTACGACGCGTGCGTGAACCTCCTGGTTGTTACTAAGGGCGCTTGCTACGTTTGCATGAGTTCATCTGAGCTGCATACCTTGCAAAAGGCCTGGTTGGATGCCGGTGGCAAGTGGTCGACTTTCGTGATCTGGGCAAAGAACACTTTCACGTTGGGTCGGGCTGACTACCAGCGCCAGTACGAACCGATCTTGTATGGCTGGAAGCAGGGAACCGATCACTTTTGGTGTGGCGATCGCGATCAGGCAGACGTCTGGTTTTACAACAAGCCTCGCGTCAACGATTTGCATCCGACCATGAAGCCGGTTGAGCTGGTGGAACGAGCGATTCGCAATTCTTCGAAAAGTCGGGATGTGGTGTTGGACCTGTTTGGTGGATCGGGAACCACTTTGATCGCATGCGAAAAGACAGGGCGTCAAGCTCGTTTGATTGAACTCGATCCCAAGTTCGTAGACGTGATCGTCAAACGCTGGGAGGAATACACCGGCAAGAAAGCCGTTCGAGAGGCCGGTGACTCAGAGCCGGAACAAGAGCTGCAGGCCCGTGAGCATGAGGCGCTGGATCAGCCGCAGTCTTGATCCACTGCGCTCTGAATCACAAACCCGGTCAGGTATGGCAGCCCCTTGGGGATTCCGTAGTTGCGTTGGATCGTGCTCCCTATCGTCCAGCTCATCCATTTTTGGCTGGCCTGTGCGACGGCCTGGTGCATGTCAGGGCTACGCAAAAGAGCGTCTTGAACCGTATCTGCAAAGTGACGACCATGACTGCTGTCCAGGAATGCACGGACCGACTCAAGCGGCTGGCTGGTGGTCTTGGCAATATGGGTCATGGCAATGGGCCAAGCAATGCTGGCGTAGCCGCCCATCGTTCCCCAAAAGCCCCACGACTCGTTTTCGGAGGCAGGGATTTTGACCAGGTCGTGTACTTGTGACGTTTGCATAGATCACCCCAATCGAGCCACGTAGCGCGGGTAATCCCCGCCAGATGGATCGATGAACAGGTAGGGGCGACCGGGCGCGTGCACTTGGACGCACAAGCGTCCTTCTCCTAGGTAGCCGCCCTTGCCCTTGAGCCAGTCGCGGGACTTGTAGAGGTTCATGGCGAACCCGTCGAACTCTTCGGGTTCCATCTCTCGTGTCTCTGTGACGTAGACGATGTAGTCGCCGCAGCCTGCGATGTCGGTGATGTCGCTGGGTTTGCGTCCGAATGGCAGGCGGATGCTCAGCTCTTGGACCTCGATCTCTTGACCGTCAAATTTCACGGTCAGGGGTTTGCATTCGACGGTAAGGGTGATGTTCTTCATGTGAGCCTCAGGCGATGCGGTAGGTACGTTGTTGGCCATCGGCTTTCTCGGAAACGATGCTCAAACCGAGCTTCTTTTTCAGGGCTCCGGCCATGCAGCCCCTGACCGTGTGCTGTTGCCACCCGGTGGCCTGGACCATCTGCTCGAGCGTCGCTCCCTCCGGACGCTGGAGCAATTCGATCAGCGTGGCCTGCTTGGTGCCCTCTCGTTTGGAGGGTGTTGCCGTGGCTTCGATCGCAATGCCAAGGGCGCTGCGCCCTGCGTCGGTGATTGCAAATTGCGTGGTGCCGTCCTCGGCTTGGCTGTGGGCGGCAATGAGATTGGCGTTGGACAGGGATGTCAAAACCTTAAGCCGCGCACCCCCTTTTAGATTGGCCGGGAAGTCGGTCAGCAAGTGCTCTGGATGCTGGGCCGCTGCGGTGAGCAGATTGGTTTGGGTCACGGAGAGTTTCATGGTTTTTCCTTTAAAAATGGTGATGTGATGAACGCTTCATTCCGCTCGCTTATCAAGCGATTTCTGAATCTTTTTTCTTCCCCTGTGGCTTCTTCGTCTGCGCCTTCAGGCCAGCCTGATAAGCCGCTTGCAGAGCAGCCTCAATTCCCCAAACCGACACGTCGTGAAAGTCCAGTCGGTCCGAATGCTGCGTCTGCAGCGTCTGGACAAAAAGGTGCTCGCGTGCGATCTGCTCCAAAAGGCAAGAAGGCGCGTTGATGGCGTTGGTGGTTTTCTTGTGGTTCATGCGGCGCTCCAAAAAACGTTGATTGATGACCGTATGAACGCTTCATTTCCGAACAACATCAAGTCAATTTCTTAGCCAGACTCTTTCACTTGGGTATGACCGATCGACTCTCAATTCGGGCCTATGCGCGCCACCGAGGGGTGTCCGATACGGCGGTGCGCAAGGCCATTGAGGCCGGGCGGATCACCCCCAACGCAGACGGCACGATAAATGCGGCGCTAGCCGACGCTCAATGGAGCAAAAACACAGATGCCGCGCAGCAACGAGGTAAACACAAGCCCGTCTCCAATGAGGCGATTGCGGGGATACGGGAAACGCTGGGTGAATCTGCGGGCTCGTTTGAACCCAAAGGCGGTGGCACCACGTTGCTGCAGGCGAAGACCGCCAATGAGGTGCTCAAGGCGCAGACCAACCGAGTGCGACTGGCCCGCCTAAAAGGGGAGCTTGTCAACCGTGACCAAGCCGTCGCACACGTTTTCAAGATGGCGCGGGCCGAGCGCGATGCTTGGTTGAACTGGCCAGCGCGTGTGGCTGCCCAGATGGCGGCTGACCTCAATGCCGATGGGCATACCTTGCATGTGCTGCTGGAAAAAGCCGTGCGCAATCACTTGATCGAACTAGGCGATTTGGCTGTTCGGTTGGACTGAGCCCTACTGTGGGCTTGAGGTTTTACGGAATGCAGGGATGTGTTGGAACACTATGACGGATTTGATGCCATTGCTGAGGCGTGGCGCGAGGGGCTCACCCCCGACCCACTGCTGACTGTGTCTGAATGGGCCGACCAGTACCGAGTGCTCTCGGGGAAGTCGGCCTCGGAGCCTGGCAAGTGGCGAACCAATCGCACGCCGTATCTCAAGGAGATCATGGACTGCCTCTCCCCGACGTCTCCCATCGAGCGTGTGGTGTTCATGAAGGGTGCACAGGTCGGTGGCACTGAGTGCGGCAACAACTGGATTGGTTATGTGATCCATCTGGCCCCTGGCCCCATGATGGCTGTTGCGCCGACGGTCGAGATGGCCAAGCGCAACTCTAAGCAGCGGATTGATCCCCTTATTGAAGAAAGTCCGACGCTGTCGAGTTTGATCGCACCAGCACGGGCACGTGACTCAGGCAACACCATCCTGGGCAAAGAGTTCCGTGGTGGCGTGCTGGTGATGACGGGCGCAAACAGCGCCGTTGGCCTGCGCTCCATGCCGGTGCGCTATTTGTTTTTGGATGAGGTCGATGGCTACCCAGGGGACGTTGAGGGAGAAGGCGATGCGATTGCACTGGCTGAGGCTCGAACCCGAACCTTTGCACGCAGAAAAATATTCATTGTCTCGACGCCAACAATTTCTGGATCGTCACGCATCGAACGCGAGTACGAGCAAACGGACCAGCGACAGTTCATGGTCCCTTGCCCGCATTGCGAGCACGAGCAAGTCCTGATCTTCGAACAACTGATCTGGGAAAAAGGTCTGCCCGAGACAGCGCACTACAGGTGTGAGTCGTGTGAGCAGCCCATCTACGAATACCAAAAGACCGAAATGCTGGAGCGGGGTCGATGGCAGTCGTCGATTCCTGATTACGTGGGAAAGACGGTAGGGTTTCACCTCTCCAGTCTGTACAGCCCAGTTGGTTGGCGCAGTTGGGCCGACATCGCTGCAGCATGGGAAGCAGCACAAGGATCTGCAACTGCCTTGAAAGCATTTAAAAACACAGAGCTGGGCGAGACCTGGGTCGAGCAAGGTGAAACCCCCGAGTGGGAGCGCTTGCTCGAGCGTCGTGAAGACTATCGAATCGGCACTGTGCCAATTGGGGCGGCTTTGCTTTGCGCTGGGGTGGACGTTCAGAAGGACCGCATTGAGGTCTCGGTCTGGGCATTCGGTCGGGGCAAAGAGGCCTGGCTGGTGGAGCATCGTGTGCTCGCTGGCGACACCTCCCGCGATACGGTCTGGCAAAGACTGCGTGAAATGATCGATGAGTCCTGGACACATGCGTCGGGGGTGCAGTTGCGCCTGAGTCGCATCGGCCTGGACACAGGATATGCCACACAAGAGGCCTATGCCTTCGTGCGCAAGTTACGTGACTCCCGGCTGCTGCCAATGAAAGGCGTGGCTCGTGGTGCTGCGTTGGTCGGATTGCCGACCGCTGTGGACCTGACCGTGGGCGGCAAGAAGCTGCGCCGGGGTGTTCGGGTCTATTCGGTGGTGGGTGGCATTGCCAAGCTGGAGTTCTATAACCACCTGCGCAAGACCATGGAAGTGACCGAGGACGGCGAAATCCTCTATCCAGCTGGATACATCCATTTGCCCAAGGTCGATGCCGAATTCGTGCAGCAGTTGTGCTCTGAGCAGTTGGTCACGCGTCGGGATCGCAATGGCTATCCGGTGCGCGAGTGGCAAAAGATTCGGGAGCGCAACGAAGCGCTTGATTGCTACGTCTATGCGCGGGCGGCTGCCAGCCTGGCTGGTCTTGACCGGTATGAGGAGCGTCACTGGCGCGAATTGGAAAAACCATTAGGCGTGGCAGGACCACCTGAAGACGCCCAATCAACCAAGCAAGAAGCCACCCTCAGCGGTGGCTTCGTTGTTTCTAAAGGACCACAACGCGGCAGGCGCTTGATTCGCAGCCGGTGGATGAACTGATGACGACCTATACCCTTGAACATGCCCAAGCACTGCGAGAGGCCATTGCCAGTGGTGAGCATCGGGTGACCTACGACGGCAAGACCATCGAGTACCGCACGGTCTCCGATCTCAAGCTGGCCTTGGCCGAAGTGGAGGCGGCGCTCGCCTCAGACAGCGGAAAAACCAAGACTCGTCAGATCAGGATCACTACATCCAAGGGGTTCTGAGATGGCCTTTTGGAAAAAACTCACATCCTATGTGGGCTGGAATTCCGTTCACGAGGTCGCAGGCTCAGGCCGAAGATCTCGTGTCTGGAATCCTGGTGACCCGGGGGCGGTCTCGGCGATGCTGGCCACGGGCAATCAACTGCGGGTCAAGTCTCGGGACCTGGTGCGCCGAAACGCTTGGGCGGCTAACGCGGTCGACAGCTTTGTCTCGAACGCAATTGGCACTGGAATCAAGCCTCAATCATTGGTGGATGACCCCAAGTTTCGGGAGCGAATTCACGCGTTGTGGTGGCAGTGGGTGGAGGAGGCAGACAGCAACAACCTCACCGATTTTTACGGCCTGCAGTCACTAGCCTGCCGTGCCATGGTCGAGGGCGGCGAATGCCTGATTCGTATCCGCAATCGGCGACAAGAGGATGGCCTGAGCGTGCCGATCCAGTTGCAAATTCTGGAGCCCGAGCACCTGCCTTTAAGCCTGAACACTCTCAGTGCATCAGGTAACCCAATTCGTAGCGGCATCGAGTTTGATGCCCTTGGACGTCGGGTGGCCTATCACCTTTACCGCGAGCATCCGGGTGACCCGAGTTTGACGGTCAATGGCAACGACCTGGTACCTGTTCCTGCTGAGGAGATCGTTCACCTGTTTCGACCACTGCGGCCAGGTCAGATTCGTGGCGAGCCCTGGCTGTCGCGGGCATTGGTCAAGCTCAACGAACTCGATCAATACGATGACGCTGAGCTGGTTCGGAAAAAGACTGCGGCCATGTTCGCTGGCTTCATCACGCGCCAGTCGCCAGAAGACCAACTGCTGGGAGAGGGCGAAGCGGATGAGCTGGGCGTAGCGATGGCGGGTTTGGAGCCGGGAACATTGCAAGTCCTGGAGCCGGGTGAGGACGTGAAGTTTTCTGATCCAGCGGATGTTGGTGGTTCCTACGCGGAGTTCCTGCGGGTGCAGTTCCGTGCAGTCGCTGTAGCCATGGGCATCACCTATGAGCAGTTGACCGGCGATCTGTCGGGCGTGAACTACTCGTCGATTCGTGCAGGGCTCCTGGAATTCCGTCGCCGATGTGAAGCCATCCAGCATGGCGTGATCGTGCATCAGATGTGTCGCCCGATTTGGCGTGCATGGATGGATGCGGCAGTGCTCAGTGGTGCCCTGGCTGCGCCGGGATATGCCAAAAGCCGTCAAGCCGCCCGAGCGTGGCAAGCGGCGAAGTGGATTCCCCAAGGCTGGCAGTGGGTGGATCCTGAAAAGGAATTCAAAGCCCTGCAGTTGGCCATTCGATCCGGATTGATGAGCCGCTCCGAAGCGATCTCTTCATTTGGCTACGACGCCGAAACGATCGACAAAGAGATCGCAGCGGACAACGCGAGAGCCGATGCGTTGGGGCTCGTATTGGATACGGACCCCAGGCAAGTAGCTCGCAATGGTGCGACCAACTCGGCAGCACCCTCTCTCCCTCCTGACTCACCAAGCGCGCCCTTGGTGGATCAGCAAACCTGAAACCAGAGGACTTATGAACCACATCTCGTCGATGCCACATTTGGCATCGCGAATCTTTGGCACGCCCCTGCTGATTCACCCCAGAAAGTTGGATGTGATTCTCTCGGTGCTTGGCCCCCGTTTGGGATTGGCCATGTCAGACGATTCGCAAGCACTCATCAAGCACTTGGCTGCGCAAGCCCCGCCTGTTAATTCCACAGCACTGACATCAAACATCGCTGTCATCAGTGTGTCCGGAACATTGGTACGTCGAGCGGCAGCAGTCGATGCGGCCTCGGGCCTGACCAGCTACACGGCCATCAGTGCGCAGCTTGCGCAGGCCGTGCGTGACCCTGCTATCAACGCGATTTTGCTGGACATCGATTCACCCGGCGGTGAAGCCGGTGGGGCTTTTGATCTGGCGGATCAGATCATGGCGGCTCGGCAAATCAAGCCCATCTGGGCTGTTGCCAACGACGATGCGTTCTCGGCGGCATATGCCATAGCCAGTGCGGCCAGCCGGGTCTACGTCACCCGGACCGGCGGTGTGGGTTCTGTTGGAGTTATCGCGTTGCACGTGGATCAGTCGCAGCGGGACGCCATGAGCGGGCTTCGCTACACAGCGGTGTACGCCGGGGACCGCAAGAACGATATGTCTCCCCATGCGCCGTTGTCCACCGATGCGGCTCAGGCCTTGAAGGCCGAAGTGGACCGTCTGTATGGCCTGTTCGTGTCGACGGTCGCAGCCAATCGAAACCTTTCTGAACAAGACGTTCAAGACACCGAAGCAGGGCTGTATTTCGCGCAAGACGCGATTGATGCCGGTCTAGCCGATGTGGTCGGGACGCTTGACGACGCACTGCTCGCTCTGAGTGAAGAGCTCCACACGCAATCGACATCCATCGCGCGAATTCAAGGTTCGGGCCGCGAGATGGGGATCTCTACGCCCGAATCGTCCATGAAAAGGAGTGTTTGCATGCAAAACGATGCAACCCAAGCTGCCGATGGGCAGACAACCCAAGAAGATCAACGTCAATCTCAACTAGCCAATCAGCTGAGTGCTGGATCTGAGCCTGCCCAAGGCAACGATACCTCGCAAGACGCAGGGGGCGAAACCGGTGCGCAGGTGCAAGCAAGTGCCGCCATCCAAGGCCATGACATCAGGGCAGCCAGTGCTCAGGTGCTGGCCATTGCTGAGATGTGTCTTCTGGCTGGGAAGTCCGAGATGACAGCGGGCCTGATTGAGCGCGGTGTTTCGGTTGACCAGGCGCGCAAGGAGCTTCTGGCGGCCAAGGCCTCTGGATCCCCCGAAATCTCCAGTCGCATCTTGCCCGAGGCAGGAACACAAGCCCAAACCAAGCCCGAAGACAGCCCTGTCGTTCGAGCAGCGAAGCAGCGCGCTCAAAGCCAGCGTGACGCAGCGCAACTCAACCACCGTTAATAGGAGAACCTGATGACTGCAATTACCAACGACCTCACCTTGGGCGACGTGCTCAAGTACGAGGAAGAAAACCTCTACTCCCGCGACCAGGTCACGGTGGTGTCCGGGCAGAACTTGAAGCTCGGGACCGTGATTGGCCGAGTGAGTGCGACGCAAAAAGTCAAAGCCCTCGACCCTTCTGCGACCGATGGTTCAGAAGTCGCCGCTGGCGTGGTGCTGCAAAGCATCGATGCCAGTGCCGCAGAAAAAAACAACGGCCTGATTGTTTCGCGTCAAGCCATCGTGGCCGATCACGCGCTGATCTGGCCCGCTGCCATCACCACGGAAGAAAAAACCGCAGCTATCGCTCAACTCGAAGCGATCGGCATCCTCGTTCGTCAAGGAGTCTAAGCAATGAACAACCCTTTCCAGTCCCCTGCGTTTTCGATGACGGCGCTTACTGCTGCCATCAATATCCTGCCCAACCAATTCGGCAAACTCGATCAGCTCAACTTGATGCCTGCTCGCCCTGTGCGCTTTCGTCAGATTGCGGTGGAAGAGCGAAACGGCGTTCTGAACCTGCTGCCCACGCTGCCCGTAGGTGCGCCTGGCACGGTGGGAAAGCGCGGTCGCCGTACACTGCGCTCGTTCATCATCCCGCATATTCCGCACGACGATGTGGTGCTGCCAGAAGAGGTTCAAGGCCTGCGCGCCTTTGGCTCTGAGACCGACACCGAAACCATCGCAAACGTGATGACCGAGCATCTGCAGTCGATGCGCAACAAGCACGCCATCACGCTAGAGCATTTGCGCATGGGCGCACTCAAGGGCGTGATTCTGGATGCTGATGGCTCGGTCCTCTACAACCTCTTCGATGAGTTCGGTATTGAGCCCAAGGAATTCAACTTCGCGCTCAACAACGAAAAAACCGATGTCAAGAAAAAGTGCCTGGATCTCAAGCGATACCTTGAACTCAACCTCAAGGGCGAGTACATGACCGGTGTTCGCGTACTGGTCTCGCCGGAATTCTTCGATCTGCTGACCGCCCACCCCAATGTGGTCAAGGCCTATCAGTGGTATCAGGAGAGCCTGGCGCTGCGTGCAGACCAACGCACTGGCTTCACCTTTGCGGGCGTAACCTTCGAGGAGTATCTTGGGCAGGCCTCTGATGTGGATGGCAATGTGCGCAAGTTCATCGCTTCTGGAGAAGGTCATGCCTTCCCCGAGGGCACCTTGGACACTTTTGCCACGTACTTTGCACCGGCTGACTTCAATGAGACGGTCAATACGCTGGGGCAGCCCCTGTACGCCAAGCAAGAACCTCGAGAATTTGGTCGCGGCACGGATCTGCATACGCAGAGCAATCCGTTGCCGATGTGCCATCGCCCGGGGCTCTTGGTCAAGCTTTTGGCCAGCTGATGTCCCGCGATCCGTTTGCACTGGGTGTCAAACGGCTGTTCGCAAGTTTGGGATCCCCGGCGCAGTACAGCACTGTGACCGGGGAGACCATCGAGCTCAAGGTCATCAGTAAGGCACCGGATTCGGTACAAGAGTTTGGCCAGTCGCACCTTGCGGTGACCTCGAATCGGTTTGACTTGCAAGCGGCAGATATCACCCGACCTCAAGAGGGCGATCGTCTGACGTGGCGGGGTGTCATCTATGTCATTCAAGGCGATGCGCTTGTCGATCGTGATCGCTTGATCTGGACTGTGAGTGCCTATCCCTTGTCTGACTATTCCCCGACGGCGAGCTGAGCATGAGCGTTCGACTTCTGGCTGCTCTTCAGGGCGACCTCTCCAAGATGATGGAGCAGGAGTTGACCTCGGCGCGGGTGGCGGTGACCACCGGCGTTAGAGAGGCGACACAAGGGCTCAAGAGTGAGTTGCGCTCGCAAATCGAAGGGTCTGGTCTGGGCTCGCGCCTGGCCAATACATGGCGGGGGGAGGTGTACCCGAAGGGACGCCCCAGTCTCGGATCGGCAGGGCTTGTTTACAGCCGCGCTCCTGTTGTCGTCGCGGCGCATGACCAAGGCGCGTTGATACGTTCTAAGAACGGGTTCTGGCTCGCCATCCCGCTCCCTGCGGCAGGCAATGGGCCTCGCGGCAAACGAATGACGCCAGGCCTTTGGGAGCGCATGCGTGGTCAACGACTGCGCTTTGTCTATCGCTCTGGAAAACCGTCACTGCTGGTGGCGGACAACTTTCGAGCCAAAACAGGCAAACGCGGCGGCTTTGCGGCGGCATCTGCCTCTGCTCAGCAATCAGGACGGGGGCTCACCACAGTCCCCATTTTTTTGCTGGTGCCGCAAGCCCAACTCAAGAAGAAATTCGACATCGCCAGTGCCGCTCAACGGTGGCAAGACCGGCTGATGGTGTTGGTCACGCAGTCGTGGCCAGAAGAACGCTCGGACAAATGAAATGACGATGAAAGCAAGCCAACGAGAAGCGGCACTGGGGGCCTTGTTCACGCTGTTGGACGGACTTCCCTTGCAGCCCAATGCCATACGCAGAAATTCATCCTTGCCTGAGCGGCTCAGTGAACACGCGATGGTGTTCCTGCGCGATGGTGACATGACGCAGGTCGATGTCACCTTGTCGCCTGTGACCTACCTTTGGGAGCACGCTGCAAGCATCGAAATCTATGTCGCGCATCCCGAAGCATCTGCCCGAGACGCACGCATGGACGAGCTGCTTCAGGCGCTTGGCACCTTGATCTTGGCGGATCCGACTTTGGCTGGACAGATCGACCATGCCGAAGTGATGCCGCCCAAATTTGAAGACGTCACCCCAGATGGGTCTGTGGGCATCAAGGCCTGCACGCTGGATGTGGTGATGCATTACGCGAGCAGCCATCCCTTGGCCTGATCGCAACACAAACCTTAACCACTTGGAGATTCACCATGGCTCGTGCTTATGGCGCGAACGCCAGCCTATTGGCTGCGTTTGAACCCACCTATGGAACTACACCGACTGGAGACTTTGGAAAAATTCCTTTTGTCTCCACCACCTTGGGCTCAGAACAGGGCTTGATTGCCAACGATCTAATTGGCCTGGGGCGAGACCCGAGTGCGCCCATCCGTGACGTGATCAAGGTCGAGGGTGACATCGTTATTCCCATCGATCTTCGCAATATCGGCATGTGGCTCAAAGCCCTGCTGGGAAGTCCTGTGAGCCTTGGAGATACCGCGCACACTCACACTTTTGTATCTGGCAACTCAGGGCTGCCGAGCCTCTCACTGGAGACGGGACTGCCGGACATTCCGGCGTACTTCCTGGCCTCTGGTGTGATGGCCAACTCGCTGCAAGTGAAATTTGCCCGCTCTGGTGCAGCGGACGCCACTTTGGGTTTGATTGCTCAAGGCGAAGTCAAGCGTACTGCCAGCGCAGACGCCACACCCACGACCTTGCCGATCACTCGCTTCAACCAGTTCCAGGGTTCGATCAAAAAGAATGGCCAAGCCTTGGGTAACGTGGTCGCAGCGCAGTTGACCTATTCAAACAATCTGGCACGCATTGAAACCATTCGCTCCGACGGAAAGATTGAAGGGGCGGACCCCACAGTGGCCAGCTTGACGGGCAACTTGGAGGTTCGCTTCGCAGACACGGAATTGATCGATGCTGCGACTAACAACACCCCGCTCGAGTTGACCTTCAGCTATGTCATTGACGCCACCAAGAGCTTGACCTTTATTGCGCATGAGGTCTACCTACCCAAGCCCAAGCTTTCGATCTCTGGTCCCGGAGGCATCCAGGCCACCTTCGACTGGCAGGCTGCCAAGAACACTGCGGCTGGGCACATGCTGACCGTGCAACTCGTCAATGACGTGGTTGCGTACTGAATTTAAGAGGCAATCATGCTCAAACTCAATCTGAAACGTGAGCCGTATTGGCTCGACCTGGTCCAAGGCGTGCGCATCAAGGTCAAACCTGCAACCACTGCACTGGTCATGGCGGCGCGCCATGCTGCAGCCCTCATCGATGGCAAGGACCACGCGGCAGCCGGAGAGCGCACTGCAACCTTGATTACCGAGTTGGCCAAGGCTGCCATCTTGGCTTGGGAGGGCGTGGGCGACGACAAAGGCAAAGCCGCTGCCGTCACGCCGGACGGCATCGCTGCGCTCATGGAGCTTTGGCCTGTGGCCGATGCCTTCGAACGTGAGTACCTGGCAGCGCTCTATCTCTTGGATGCCGAAAAAAACGGCTAAAGGCCCGCACCGAATGGCACTTTGGTGGTGGATCAACGTACTGCGGGGCATGCGAGGCGACCTGTCCTGAGTGTCCGTACCTGGTGAATTCACCTCGGACTGAAGAGGGCTGGCAAGCCCTCGCAGTTCTGGATGTCTGTTCCTCCCAAGTGCGGGCAGTTCAAGGCGCAGTGCTGGGCATGGACTTCAATGCGTGGCTTTCCGCCAGCCAGGCACTGGATGCAGACCCCGCTGCCATGACCCATTTTTTTCCTGCCGTAGAGGCGGGCCTGACGCAAGCATTGAACAAACCATCTCCGGATATTCCACATGGCTGAACGCAACCTATCGATTCGACTCGCTGTCATTGATGGCGGAAAAGTCAAAGCCGAACTGGCAGACGTGGGTGAGGCCGGAGAGCGTTCTCTCAAGAAAATCGAGTCAGCATCGCAACCAGCGTCAGCTGGTCTGAACTTGATGTCCAAGGCAGCCAACGATGCATTCGTGCGGATGGAAGACGCTACTTCCCGTCTTGGGATGCTGGGCAGCGTGCTCGGTCGCCTTGGTCCAGCAGGACTGATCGTGGGTGCATCTGTTGCTGCGGTCGGTTACGGCATGCATCAACTGGTTGTCCCGGTCGCTGAAGTTGGCGAAGAGCTCAACAAGCTTTCCCAGAAAACCGCAGTCTCAGTCGAGGCCTTGTCGGCGTTGCTGTATGCCTCAGAGTTGTCGGATGTGAGCGCTGAGAGCCTGACCAAGGCGCTCAAATTCCTCTCGACTGCCATGTTCGACGCCAAAGTCAAGGGCGGGGAAGGCAGCGCGGCGCTCAAGGCATTCGGAGTCTCGGCGCTGGATGCTCAAGGGCAGATTCGTCCAACTGAGCAGGTGCTGTTGGAACTGGCTGAGAAATTCGCGGCCATGCCTGACAGTGCAGAAAAGGCAGCCCTGGCTGTCAAGCTGTTCGGCAAGAACGGACTGGACATGATTCCCATGCTCAACCAAGGGCGCGATGGGCTGACTGAAATGATGGAAGAGGCCAAGCGCCTCGGCCTGGTCATGTCTGCTGATGCAGCACGCGCTGCAGAGGAGTTCAACGACAACATGAAGCGCTTGCACGCGGTCAACGAAGGCGTTCAGCGCCAAATCGGATCCGCGTTGCTGCCGATCCTGGCTGACCTGACGGAGCAGATGTTTCTGGCCAAAACTGAGGCCGGAGGATTCACGAGTGAGTTGCAAGCGATCACGCACAACCGTCAGCAAGTCCTGACCTTCCTTGAGGAGGTCGCAACTGGTCTTGGGTTCATCGCCGAGTCGGCTGTGCTTGCCAAGCGCGTGATCAGCCAACCGTTTGACAGTTTGTCTGTCGTCGCCAAGGACGTCGAGACTTGGATCAAGACAGATCTTCTTCGATCCATGAAGTCGATGGGTTATGACGAGGGACAAATCAACGCTGAAATAGCCAAACTGCAAGCAGCTCGCGATCGATTTGTGGAGGCCGCCAACGATCGATTGATGAATCTCAATGACAACCCTGGGTACGTCAACCGTATCGAAAAGTTCTTTGATGAACAGCGACGCACTGTTCGAGTCATGGGTCAGAGGTTTGTTCTGGATACTGCCGAGCAAGCCGCGCAGGTCCAGAAAATCTATGACGAATTCCTTCCCAAGATGCCTCGTAAGCGGCCAAGTGGTTTAGACCTAACAGGGTTTGAGAAGAACAACGAGGGCTTGCAGTTCTTGAAACAACTTGAGCAGCGTGCGACGCGAGTAACTCAAGGTGAAGGCGCTGAACTCAGAGCGCGAGCTTTGGAGCTGGAACGCAAGGGATATGCGGGGGTGGTCAAGGAGGCCGAAAAGTACATCGACATGATCGAGCGTATGGAGAAGCAAAAGGAGGCCGACAAGAAGTTCGAGGTGTACGAGAAGGAGCTACAAAAGGCCCATCAAATCACCGAAAACTACATTGGCAACAACCGCCTCAAGCAGGAAGAGTTGCAGCTCAAGCGACAGCTTCTGGACGTTGGCGAGATCGAGCGGGCTGCCCTGCAGACTCGCTTCGAGATGGAAAAGGCCGCAGTCATGGCATTACGCCAGGCCGAGCAAATCAACGATCCCGGGCTCAAAGCCGAGGCCATCGCTGCGATTAACGATGCCTTGGCGCGGCAGTTGCCGATCGTCGAGCAGCTCGCTCGGGCCAACGTGGAATACCAGCGCAGCTTTGACTATGGCCTTCGGAGCTCTCTGCGCACCTACATTGAGGACGCTACCAATGCGGCCAAGCAGGCTGAACGTGCCGTGACCTCCGCCTTCAAAGGTATGGAGGACGCGATGGTCCAGTTTGTAACGACCGGCAAGGTGGACTTCAACAGCTTGGCCAACTCGATCATCGCGGACCTGGTACGCATCCAGATCCAAAAAATGATCACCTTGCCTCTGGCCGGTTGGATGAGTGGACTGAATTTGTTTGGTGGTTCCAGTGGCGGTAACGGAATTGGTGGGGCATTCCCTGCTGGTGCCACTGACCTGATGTCAGGCGGAACGATGGTGGCTCACACCGGTGGATTGATTGGCAGTGATGTACTGGCAACACGATCTGTCGGACTGCATCACTTTGATGGAGCGCAGCGGTTTCATACCGGTGGAGTGGTGGCGGGCGAAGTCCCCATCATTGCTCAACCTGGCGAGGCGGTATTCACGCCTGGTCAGCTTCGATCGCTGGGAGGCGCACTGGCTAAAAACAATCCGTCACCAGTCAAGGTGCTGGTCAATGTCAACAACCACGCACCAGGGGTGGATGCCCGAGTTCAGACCAGCCAGCAGCCAGACGGAACCACCCGCCTGGATGTGATGGTTGAGCAGATCGAAGCACGCATGAGTCGATCTATCAATCAAGGTGTGGGTATAGCGCCCACTCTGGAACGACGTTATGGCCTCAATCCCGCAGTAGGAGCCTTGCGATGAGTGATGTGACCTTACCGGCGGGGATTCCCGTATGGCCGGACACCTTGCCGTTGCCTCGTATTGAGGGATATGGGTTGGCCCCGCAGTCAAACGCCATTCGAACCGACATTGATTCGGGTGCCGCTCGGATGCGTTTGCGATCTACCAGCACGCTGTATCGGGTTCGCTCGGAGTGGCGCTTCTCGCAAGAGGCGTTCGCTGTCTTTGATGCGTGGTGGATGCATGTGCTCAATCAAGGAGTGCTGTGGTTTGCGATGCCACTCACGGCTGGATTGGGCGTTCAGGCGGTTCAGGCGCGATTCATTGCGCCATGGGACACCGAGCTTTTAGCGGGAAACAGGTGGCAGGTGAAAGCGCAATTAGAGGTTCAGGACTTTCCTCGGCTGAGTCCTGACGAGGTTCAGGTGGCAGCAGTACTGGGGCCAGATGCCATCGCGTTGGGTGATCGGCTACATGCTTGGCTCAATCAAACCATCGTGGCATCGGACTACTGGTAGACATAGACACTAAGGAAATCAATCATGACCCTCAAGACCCGGCTCGATCAAGCTGTGGGAACGATCGAGGGGGATGCAGGCTTGCTCCATCAGATCGTCCACGGTGATGATCAGACAACCGTCACCACGCAAGGCGGTCAGGTCAAAAGTGTGGCCAACGTCATTCATGGAGTGCAGACCCAGCTTGACGCTTCCCGGCAAGATCTGACCAATCAGGTCGCCACTGCAACTCAGCAGGCCACCAGTGCGGCGCAATCGGCCAGCAATGCAGCAAGCGCTGCGGCGACGGCCAGCACCAAAGCAACGGCAGCCAGCGACTCCGCGACCGGCGCGGCCAACTCCGCAACTGCGGCAGCCACGTCGGCGACGACAGCCAGCACCAAGGCCAGTGATGCCAGTAGCAGTAAGACGGCAGCAGCAGCGTCTGCCACCAACGCTGCGACGAGCGCCACCAATGCGGCTGGTTCAGCGACTTCTGCAGCAACCTCAGCGAGCACCGCCTCACAAAAGGCAAGCGATGCAGCCGCAAGTGCCAGCTCCGCTTCTACCTCTGCAACCACGGCCACCAATAAAGCAGCGGACGCGCAAACCGCGCTGACCTCTGCGCAGGCGCAAGCCAGCTTGGCATCCGATTGGGCGCAAAAGACAGCGACTACGGTTGATGGTGCTGGATATTCAGCGAAGTATTGGGCGGGTCAGGCGGCAAATTCTGCAGCCGTGGTCACCACCAATACGGTGATTCCGGCGGATGTCTTCACTGGTGATGGCGTCAAGACAGACTTCACTCTCTCACATCCAGTGGCGTACCCCGGCGCGTTGATGGTGACAGTGGCTGGTGTGCCTCAGGCCCCCATCGATGCCTATTCAGTCCCGACCACAACGACTCTGCGCTTTGTCTCGGCACCGACCAGCGGCGTGGCGATCAGTGTTCGATATTTGGACAAAGAGTCACAGTCTGGCGCAGCAGCTGCTCAAGAATGGGCCACCAAGACAAGTGGTGTTGTATCGGGGTCGACCGAATATTCGGCGAAATACCATGCGCAGGCTGCTGCCGCGAGTGCCACGTCTGCTGCAGGTTCTGCATCAGCCGCATCGGGGAGCGCGACTGCGGCGGCGGGCTCGGCAACTACCGCCACGACCAAAGCTGCAGATGCTGCAACTTCGGCAACCAACGCTGCATCCTCGGCAACAACAGCCAGTACCAAAGCGACAGATGCAAGCGCATCGGCCACCAGTGCGGCAACCAGTGCAAGCGGGGCATCTACTTCGGCCACTACGGCGTCCAGTAAAGCCACGGATGCAGGCAATAGCGCATCAGCGGCAGCAGGCTCAGCAACAAGTGCGGCCAGCAGTGCCACTGTGGCTCAGGACTGGGCAACCAAGACGTCGGCACCGGTCAGTGGCAGCGACTACTCTGCGAAATACTACGCACAGTCGATTTCTGCCTCAGCAGCTACCGCCTCTCAAAAGGCGACAGACGCTGCAACGAGTGCAACAGCGGCGGCATCTTCGGCCACTGCGGCATCAAGCAAGGCTTCTGATGCAGCGACGTCGGCCACCAATGCTGCATCGTCGGCGAGTACGGCATCTGCCCAAGCAGTCGCGGCGGCAAGTTCAGCTACCAGCGCGGCATCGTCTGCCATGGCAGCGGCAGGTTCTGCAACAACGGCCAGTACCAAGGCTTCGGATGCAGGCAATAGTGCCAGCGCTGCAGCCACCTCGGCCAGCAATGCCAGCACTAGCGCTGCCAACGCGTCGAGTTCAGCCAGTGCTGCGTCTGTATCGGCGGCAACTGCCAGCACAAAAGCGGCAGAGGCTTCGACCAGTGCGTCGGCAGCAGCTAATTCGGCCACTGCTGCTTCTGGCAGTGCCGCCAGCGCAGCAAGTTCTCTGACTGCGTCTCAGACGCAAGCAACCTTGGCTGCTGACTGGGCGCAAAAGACGACTGGAACGGTTGATGGAAGCGGCTTCTCGGCCAAGTACTGGGCAGGACAAGCAGCAGGATCTGCAGCAGCGGTGACTGCCAATACGGTCATTCCAGCTGATGTGTTCACGGGCGATGGCGTCAAAACTGATTTCACGATCAGCCGACCTGTCGGATACCCGGGCGCACTCATGGTGACGGTGGCTGGGGTGCCACAAGCCCCCCTGGATGCGTACATCACACCGGCGACCACGACATTGCGTTTCACCTCAGCTCCGGCCAACGGGGTGGTGATCAGCGTGCGATACCTGGACAAGGAGGCGCAGTCTGGCGCAGCCGCAGCCGAAGAGTGGGCAAACAAGACGTCAGGCCCTGTTTCTGGATCGACCGAGTATTCAGCCAAGTACTACGCGCAGTCCATTGCTGCCAATGCTGCCATCGCAAGTCAGCAAGCAACCAGCGCGGCGAACTCGGCAACGGCTTCGGCTGGTAGTGCTACCGCCTCGGCGAACTCTGCGACGGCTTCAGCGGCCTCGGCTACACAGGCCCAGAGCTACATGAGCCAGGCGCAGGGATATGCCGCTGCGGCGGGCGGATCCAACGTCGCTCCGCAGGTCTTTACAGGCAACGGTTCGGCTACGGATTTCAGTCTGAGCACAGCAGCATCCAGCGTCCATAAATTGATCGTGACGGTCAATTACGTGGTCCAGGACTCGCTCGATGCCTACGTCCTGGTCAATTCCGGGGCGACTTTGCGATTCACATCGGCACCAACCGCCAGCGCGCGGATTGTGGTGCGTTACATCTAACTAGGAGAAATCATGGCGATTACGCGCATCCCCAAAGCGGGGTTGGATGATGCTCTGCAAACTGAGCTGAACGGCAAGTTGGACAAGGCTGGTGGAACCATGACAGGTTCCATCACGATGACCAACGGAGCCCTTTTCAAGAGCAGTGTGACAGGCGACGATGCTCGCAACACGGGCTACAAGATGGGCGATGGTCAGGACATCGGTGAGATGAACCGTTCGAGCCAGTACTACGACGACCGTGCAAGCAATTGCAACGGCTATCTGCCTAACGGCAACTGTGCCGGTAATGGCAATTGGAACCCGCCAAATGGCAACTGGTGGACTTGGGGCGTCAGTGGTGTTCCTACCGGCAATTGCGCCAACTGGGGAAGCTATGACGGAGCAGGCGGTACGAGCCAGGTTTTCAATGCGGTGTCTGTAGGGTTCAACTACGACGGGTACTACGAGGCGGCCAATGAAATTGGCGGATCGGAATACCACCGCTGGTATCGGAATTGCAATTGCGGTGCATTCAATTGCCGAACCAACTGCAATTGCAACTGCGCTTGCTGTGGCTGCTGCTGAGGAGGTGAGATGAAGGTCTATATCACCCGCCCCCCCGCCTATGCCAGTTCACCTGATCACGTCGTGCGTGTTTCTGTGGATTCGGCCAGGAAGCATGTCGGAGTGGAGATGTGCATTGTTTTCTCGCCCAACCCCAGCGAGCCATTGCCCGATGACGAATCCGTCCTGCAAAGCGGCGAGAAGTTTTACAAGGTCATCGCAGTCAGTGAGTTTGACTATGAGTTGCTCAAAAAAAGCACCGGTTGGGCAGATCGTCAAGCTTGGCATCTGACTTTCCGATGGGACGTTCGATCCTTTACCGATCCGATCCCACTCTATACCTACTCGATGGCAACCAAGATGTCTGCACCCGAACTGTCGCGAACGACTTATCAGAACAACCTATCCGTAGGGTTCGTGGTTCCGTTTGCAGACTCGTTGTTCGAGGAGTGCGCAGTGACCGTGAACATCAACCCCGATGTGAACAAAGGCGATTGCGTGGTTCTTGGGGTAGATGCGTCGGACATTGAGCGCACAGACTATTCAGCCAGCGCCCAGGTGCGCGAGTTGATCTTGCTGCCTGGTGTTCAAGTGTCTGCCCCTGCGAGCTGCACAGCTAACGGACAAGTCGATGTGCATTTGCAGGTTGTAGATGCCAACGACCAGCCCCTTGAGCGCGATGCAGAGATTTTTCTGGAGACAGTCAACGGTTACCTGCCCAAGACCCGAATCAAAACAGTCAATGGACAGGCCATCGTTCCTTTCCTGGCGTTGGGACTGAATGACGGAGACTCGGCTCGCGTCAAGGCTGGGTTCAAGTATTTCAGCGGAGCCTCTGATGCGTCCATCCAGATCCGTGACTAAGGAGCTGTTTGGCGCGCGGGTGTACGTTGGAATGCACTCCTTTGATCCTGAGTTGATGACGACGATGTGTATTCAGGCGCTGGCCTTGCATGAACACACCAATCCTCACGGTATGCCTTGGTCGCGAAGCACGCGAGAAAGTCTGCATCTGATGCCTGCATTTGATCCAGTCATCCGGTTGATCGAGAGTGTTGTAGCGCAGGAATACGGCTGCAGTGTGAGCGAAATGACAGGACGCGAGGTAGTGGTCAAGCGGGGTCAGTGCTTGCCATTGCACTGCGAGGATACGGATTTGTCTGCGGTGTTCATCCTAAGCACCCAGGCACAACCGGATCCCTCGCGCAGCGACTACTCCGGAGCCTTTGTGCTGGTCAATCCGAGTGGATCATTCGGTTTCAAGAACTTGCCGTGGGAAGGCTTGCGATCGGAATTGATCTATCCGGCATCAGGAATGCTCCTGATCTTTCCCAGCTACTTGGCGCATCACACCCACCCCTATAACGCAGAGGAGCCCGCCGTTGAGTTGCACTTTGAGCTCAGCGTGGCCGATAACCATGCACATCAACGTTTACGACAACCTAGCTTCCCCCGATCTCTTTGAAGCTGCCCGCGCGTGGCTTCTAGCTCAAAGCCCGATCTTTGGCTGGCGCGCTCATGCTCAGGCCCCTGGTACGTTTTGGCATCGAAACTTTGTGTTGCCTGGAACGCATCAACACCACTATGACGATGGTGCATGGAATTCGGATTTGAGCTATGAGTCCTTTTTGAAAAATTCAGGCCCCTTTGCCGATGTAGCGGAAATAGTTCGACGCGAGCATTTTGGAGATGTCGCCTTGACTCGTGTTTGGGCGAACTACCAGACATTTGGCGATGAATCCGCATTTCATCGTGACTTCCCGGCGCAGTACTCAAAATCGGCCCGCACGGCGATTTGGTATCCGGTGATGCGTTGGGATCGCGACTGGGGAGGCGACTTTGTCACCCTTGATGAAGAAGGCGAGGTGAATGCTTGTACCTTGATCAAGCCCAATCGTCTGGTGGTTTTCAACGGAACACAAACACACGCAGCTCGACCGATATCCCGGTATTGCAACGAGCTGCGCATTGCTGTCTCTTTTGGATGCGAGGTTACCCATGATTGAACATTTATGGAGTACGCCTGTCCTGCATGAAGCCTCGCCATTCGCAGCGGACCAGATCAATGAGCTGAAGACGTTCACGACGGAGCGCTTTAAGAATCACAAGGCCCATCCTCCGCGACATGCAATGCCTGATGTGCCAGTGAAATTGCGCACCCAATTGAACCTCTTTTTGCCAGAGCATGAAATGCAGGCCCCACCTGTCTGGTTTGAGTTCAAAAAGTGGGTCGATAAGACCTACCGTACTTATTTGCAAGAGGCTCACGGGGTCAGGAATGCAAGTGAACTCGATGTGCTGGCGCGCTGCATTCCTGTCTGCTACCAAAAGGGGATGCGGGCTCAGCCGCACTATCACCACACAGGTGACCACGTTCTTTGCCTGTACCTCGACTGTGGCCGAGAACGAAGTCCTCCACAGGACCGTGATTGGACGGTCGGAGATGGAGAGCTGCTTTTACAGGACCCCCGCCCGATGGCGGGGTTTCCGTTTTGGGAAAAGGTTCGATACATCGAAACCACTCCTGGGTTGTTTGTTTTGCATCCCTCACGGATATGGCACGAGACCAATCCCTTCAACTCCCCCAGTGGGGAGCGCGTCCTGTTGGTCGTCACCTTCCGCGTGGCCTCCCACAACTACACAGAGCTTTACACCCGGCTATGAGCTGGGCAGGAGATGACCTTGATTGAGAAAACCATAGAGCTCGTTGATGACGAGCATGTCTTGTTTACTGTGACAGTCTTGGATGGTGAGCGCATCCGCTCCCGCCGTGAATATCATTTGGCCAAGTTTGCACACCAGAGTGCGCAGGAGGTCTGCCGTCAGGCATGCCCTGAGGCTTTTGCCGATGAACCGGCAATCCAAAGTGCAGGTGCGTGATGGCTAGATTTACTTTGCACGCGCGCAATCGCGCCAATGAGCCAGTCCAGCTGATTTACGACAACCAAACCAGTGAGCTTCTGGCCGAGAACCTTACTCCCTGGCCACTGGCCTACATTGAAAAATCATGGACAGTCGGTCACATTGAAGCGGTTAGCCTTACCCATCCTGGTCGAAAGACCAGCCCCAAGGTATTGAAAATTCAGCTTGGTCTGTCGTGCAACTACTCGTGCGACTATTGCAGCCAACGGTTTGTTCCTCATGCGCAAGAGACCACGCAAGCAGACGTACCTCAATTTTTGAGGCTGCTTGAGGATAGTCTCGACCAAGCACCCGAGCGAATTGAGTTTTGGGGTGGCGAACCGTTGGTTTATATCAAGACCCTGCGCCCTTTGGCTGAGGCGCTCAGGCAGCGGTATCCGTCAGCATCATTTGGCATCGTCACCAATGGCTCTTTGCTGAATCCGGAGGTCAATGAATGGCTGGATGCATTGGGCTTTGGCGTGGGCGTTAGCCACGACGGTCCAGGTCAACCTGCTCGTGGCCCAGACCCACTGGCAGACGAATCCAGCCGCGCCGGAATTCTGGATCTTTACAAGCGGCTCTCTCCTCAGGGGCGAATCTCGTTCAATGCCATGGTCCATCGCACGAACACCAGTCGAGAAGAGATTGCCAAGTACTTCTTGCAGTTGACTGGCGATCCGACGATTTCGATCGGCGAGGGAGCCTTCGTTGATCCCTACGATGCGGGGGGTCTGGCGAACTCGCTTCAATCGAATGAGGAGGCCTTCGAATTTCGCAGGCAATCGCTTGATGAAATTCGTCGTGGGCGGATTGTTCATCTCGATATTGCGCGTTCCCGTATGCGCGAGTGGGCTCGAAGCATCCTGGAGAGACGTCCGGCCAGCGTGTTGGGTCAGAAGTGCGGGATGGATAGTCCTGACCAGATCGCCGTCGATCTCATGGGCAGTGTGCTTACTTGTCAGAACGTGAGTTCGGTGTCTATTGCGCCTAACGGTCAGTCGCATCACATCGGGCATATTTCTAAGTTGTCGGATGTGGCACTCGACACCTCGACGCATTGGTCTCAACGATCAGAGTGTCTTGGCTGCCCGGTGCTTCAAGCGTGCAAGGGCGCTTGCATGTTCTTGGAAGGACCGTTGTGGACAGCGGCCTGCGACAACGCGTATTCGGATCATGTGCCTTTTTTTGTGGCTGCCATCGAACATCTGACGGGTTGTGCTGTGCATCGCATCGAAGGGGATCTGCCGCAAGCCAGGTCTGACGTCTTTGGATTCGATGCCAAAGCCAATCAATCAGCCTCCAGAAAAGTCATCCCCATCAAGGTGTCAAATGCCTGATCAAGCTCTTTCAGCAGCATTGCGTGAGGCATATGCCAGTGCGCCCAACGACGTGATCATCCTGCATACCCTGGAGATCCGGCATCCGGACTTCAGGGACGACGCGGGTAACTCGACGGCGATCCGGGTGGTGCGTGATCAGCAAGACTTACTTGCGAGGCTTGAGGCATCAGCCCCAATCAATGCGGGCCAGCAGGTTCGATTCGTTGCCATGGGCTTTGAGCTTGATCTTCCGCCGGTGGATATCGCGCCGGTTCCCGAAATTGCGATCACTCTGGACAACGTCACCCGAGAGATCGTGAAGCACTTGGACGAGGCGTCGGCTTCGGAGTCATCCATTGAAGTGACCTACCGTCCGTACTTGTCCAACGATCTGAGTGGTCCGCAGATGGATCCACCGATCACGCTCGTGATCACCGAAGTCGAGGCCGACGTGCAGCGGGTCACCGCCAAGGCACGCATGGCGGACATTGGCAACAAGACATTCCCGTCACGCCTGTACACCGCAACCGAATTCCCAGGGCTGGCCCGATGACAGATGAAGATTCACCGAGTTGGGCGATCCAGTACATCGGTCGTCCGTGGATTGCAGGTGAGAGAGGCCCCGAGTCATTTGACTGCTGGGGCCTTTTTCTATGGGTTCAGAAGACGCACTTCGGTCGTGATCTTCCTGTGATTCCTGTGGACGCACTGAATCTGCGCACGGTCCTTCATACGTTCAGAACCCACCCTGAGCGGCAGCGTTGGGTGGCAGTCGATGTGCCCAAGCAGGGCGATGCAGTGTTGATGCGTCAGTCTCGACACCCCGTGCATGTGGGCGTGTGGGTCGATGCGGACGGCGGTGGTGTCTTGCATTGTGCCCAGCAAATTGGGGTGGTGTTTCAACAACTGAGTTCCCTTGCTAGTCACGGCTGGCAGGTGGAGGGGTATTACCGATGGAAGGAATTGCCATGACAAGCGTTTGCATGTCAGGCCTACCCAGTCCTGGACTGGTCATTTGGATGCGAAATCCGTTCGAGCCCAGTGATCGGCAGGTAAGCCATGTGTTTGGTTCGCCCACGATCGCTCAATGGATGAGTCGTGATGGCATCGAGCTCGATCAGCCCACCTTGATCCTCAAAAACGGCCAGCCGGTGCTGATGGCCCATAGGGCTGTGACGCCAATCGATGCGGGTGACGTTGTTGCCTTGGTCACTCTACCGCAAGGTGGTGGAGGTGGGGGCAAGAACCCGCTGAGAACTGTGCTCATGATCGCCGTCCTGGTGGTTGCCAATGCATATGGCGGCGCTCTGGCTGCTTCGATGGGGTATTCAGGCACGCTGGCCACGGCGGTGGCGTCCACTGCGATCGCAGTCACGGGTTCTGTTTTGGTCAATGCACTGGTGCCATTGCCAAATCAGTCTTTGCCTTCGGCATCGGCCAACACTACATCCCCCAGCCCGACTTACTCATTGCAGGCGCGCGGTAACTATGGACGTCTGTCGCAACCCGTGCCCGTGATTTATGGCCATCATTTGGTGTACCCGGACCTGGCCACCATGCCCTATACCGAGTATGAGAACAACGAGGAGTATCTTCATCAATTGCACGTTATTGGTGTGGGCCAGTTTCAGTTTGAGGAGTTGTCCATCGATGACAGTCCGATCAGCTCGTTTGCCGAGGTGCAGGCGCAGGTCATTGAGCCTGGCGGACAGAACACCTTGTTCAATCCTGATGTGGTTACGGCCCCGGAGGTCTCGGGACAGGAGTTGATTGCTGTTAGCGATACAGGAGCCATCGTCGGTCCCTTTGCCCTAAATCCGGTGGGCACACAGATCAATCAGGTCGGTGTCGATGTGGTGATGTTGCGCGGTCTCTACTATGCCAATGACAGTGGTGCATTGGAAAGCCGATCGGTGCAGTGGCGGGTTGAGGTGCGAAGCATTAACGATGATGGGGATGCCATCTCGGGTTGGCTTCATTTGGCAGACGAGACCTACTCGGCTGCAACCAATACCGCGCAGCGCCTATCGTTCAAGTATTCGGTGACACCTGGGCGTTATGAGATTCGCTTGCAGCGCCTTGATGCACGAGACACCAGCAATCGGGTTGGTCATGAGTTGCGCTGGGGGCAAGCCAAGGGCTATTTGGCGGGATCAAATTTGCCCACTGATCTGACCTACCTAGCGCTTAGGATGCGCGCCACCGACAACTTGTCGCAGCGTTCCTCACGGTTGGTCAACTGCCTGGTGACGCGCAAGCTCTCAAGTTGGAGTTCAAGCTCTGGGTGGTCTGCACCGCAACCCACCCGCTCGATTGCGTGGGCCTTCGCTGATGCCGTTAAGTCCAGCTACGGCGCAGGTCTGCCTGACCGGCAATTGGACCTGTCAGCCTTGGCGCGGTTGGATGCGGTGTGGTCGGCTCGAGGGGATACCTTCAATGCAGTGTTCGATCAGAACCAGACGGTGTGGGACGCCTTGGGGCAGATTGCCCGGACTGGACGTGCCGTGCCGTTCTTGCAAGGCGGGATAGTTCGCATCGTTCGCGATGAACCCAAGACCATCCCTGTGGCGCTCTTTTCTGCACGAAATATCGTGCGCAACAGCTTGAAGATTCAGTACCTGATGGCAGGCGATGCGACAGCGGATGCGATCACGATCGAATACGTCAACCCCAAGAGCTGGAAGCCTGACGAGTTCACAGTGGCGTTGCCTGGATCCCAGGCTGTCAAGCCTGCTCGCGTGAGATTGTTTGGCTGTACCGATAGAGCTCAGGGTGTTCGAGAGGGTAAATACATCGCGGCGGCTAATCGATATCGCCGACGAATCGTGACCTTGCGTACCGAGCTGGAAGGCCTGATTCCCACCTACGGCGATTTGATCGCCATTGCCCATGACATGCCCAGTTGGGGCACGGGTGGTGAGATCGTCGCCTGGGATGCAGACACCCACGTCGCCACGTTGTCCGAGCCGGTCCACTTCACGGAAGGGCTGCCGCACGTGATGGCCCTGCGCCGTCGTGACGGCGGGGTCAGCGGCCCGCATGCCGTGAGACCGGGCAGCGGTGCGCCGCAGGTGGTGTTTGACGACTTACCGGACATCCCGATGGAGACCGGCCTGTCGGCCGAGCGCACCCATTTCGCTTTCGGCATCGCCGAGCAATGGAGTCTGCTGGCCCGGGTGATTGCGGTGCGCCCGCGTGGCGAGCAAGTGGAAATCACCTGTGTCGCCGAGCACCCGGCCGTGCACAACGCCGATCATGTTTGAAAGGAAAGATGATGAACGAACCGCACCTGATCGATGGCATGGTGGTCATGCCCCATGACGAATTCGAAACCCTGCTGGAACGCGCCGCCGAGCGGGGCGCACGCCACGCCTTGTCCGACGTCGGGCTGGATGGACCAGATGCGGCGCGCGACATCCGCGAGTTGCGCAGCCTGCTCGATGCCTTCAACGAGGCCAAGAAAACCGCCGGCCTCACGCTGGTCAAGATGCTGGTAACCGGCCTGGTGTTAGCTCTCCTCGCCGGCACCATCGTCAAAATCAAACTGTTCGGAGGCCCGCAATGAGCCCGATCTTCACCACCCTGGCGCCTGGCCTCTTCGAAGCCGGCGCCAAACTCATCGACCGACTGATTCCCGATCCGGCGCAGCGCGAGCAGGCCAAGCTCGCCTTGTTCCAGGCCGAGGGTCAGCAGGCCTTGCAGGAAATGCAGGTGAGTCTGTCGGCCATTCTGGCGGAAGCTAACAGCCACGACCCCTGGACCAGCCGGGCTCGGCCGACCTTCCTGTACGTGATCTACGGCGTGATCTTGCTCTCGGTGATTGGCAGCATCATCGGCATCTGGTGGCCTGCTGAAGTCTTTCAGGCCGCTGAAAACCTGTCCAAGCTGCTCAACGCGGTGCCAGAAAGCCTGTGGTGGCTCTTCGGTGCCGGCTACCTCGGTTACACCGGTGCGCGCAGTTTTGACAAGTGGCGCAGCGTGCCCAGATAGGCCACGTCAGCGATCGCAGCAAACGCCATCCATAGACCCCGTCTTCATTGGCTTCCCTTCATGGGCAGCGGGTGAAGGCGGGGTCTTTTGTCGTTTGTGCAAACCAGCCAGCGCATACCAGTAAACATTGTCTGTAAGCAATGAGGAGGTTATACTTGTCACAATAATTTTGACGCAATGGCAGGGTGTTTGTAGCCTTCAGGGAGGCTGCGA